GATGATGGCTGGGACTAACACCGATGATGATCTAAGGTTATCTATGTTAATGGATGATTTTCAGTCTCTCACAGCAGACTTCTTCACACGGGCAATTTCGCAGGGATGGTGGATCAAACACGATACTGCAGCAAGAGCGGCCAAGATGCTGGCCAATCAGGCCGTAGAGCTACTGAGAGAGCCGCACAGTGAGGAAACAGCAGCGTGATGAGTGGACATACCAGAACGATTGAACCTGTGCTGTATGGACATAAAGAAACTAAATGTCATAATCCCTATTATGTTAAATTAAATGTACCTACACATCAGGTACTTAGCCAAATAAAGCCGGATATGCCACACATATGCCACATTTCAGCGCAAAAACGACCCCCTTCCCCCCCACCCTCGCGCGACTACATATGGGGTACACACAGCGCTATTTTCGGAAAAACCATGAAAGGACTTTTTGATGCCGAATCTTATACCATTTGATCCTAGTAAGCATGAGCCTGTTGACTTAGGTCTTGGCGGATTATCGACTGAGTATCTTGCTAGTGAGTATGCTCCTAGCAACGGTGTTTGGAATATACCTACGATTTGGTTTAACTCTGAGACTAATGAGCCTGTATATTTTGAGAATATTGATGAGGCTTGGGAGATATCCAGGGCTTATGAGCTTTCTACTGGCAATATGTTTCCTAGATTTAATAATTTACCTGACGCTGTAGCTGCTGCCAAGGAGCGTAGTAATGCGGGTGGTGCTACTGATGTACCCTTAATGAGCGATGGTTATCACGAAATGCCTGATGGTAGTATGATGAAAGACTCGGAAATGTCTTCTGAGCCTGCAACTGAAGGAGAATATTAATATGGCTAAGAAACCAGGACTATACTCGAACATAAAAGCTAAACGTGATCGTATTGCCTCTGGCAGTGGGGAGAAGATGCGTAAGGTTGGCTCTAAGGGGGCTCCTAAGGCTTCTGCGTTTAAAGCTGCTGCTAAGACTGCAAAGAAGAGATAGGGTGTCTGTGCTTGGCGTGCGTGACCCTATGACGGTTGTGACTTGGGCTGTTCGTCCTGAGGGTTTGCACGTCTGGCGTGACGGTGATCTTGTTGCTCTTATTGACCACGGTTTATTTTCTCACATGATTGAGGATTTAGCCCGTGGTTTAGTGTCACAAAAAATGTGACGCATTGGTTGTAATATCGTTTTCTATGCGATATCGTAATGATACTGTAACGTTGTATAGGAGATACACATGAACAAGCGATTTAGTGTTGTGCAAGCGAAGGAAGTACCTGGTCGGGATAAGCCTGTTTGGTTACGTCATGGCATTGCCTTTCAGAATGACAAGGGAATTAGCATCAAGCTTGAGGGATTACCGCTTCCGAATAAGGAGGGCGAGGTTTGGCTGAAGCTGTTTGAGGATGATGGTAATCGTCAACCACAACAAGCTGCACCGGCTGCTGCTCCTGCTGATAAAATAGATGATGAAATTCCGTTTTAATGCGGTCTTCCACTATCATAGGCGGTTCTTCCGATAGGAATAAAAGGCAGTCAGCGGATTTCTATGCAACTCCGTCAGAGTGTACTAATGCACTTCTAAAAGCGTTCCGGCCTTTGTTCTTGGGGAAAACCGTTTGGGAGCCTGCTTGTGGTGATGGTGCAATATCCAGAGTTTTAGAATCCGAACATTTTATTGTTAGGTCTTCTGATCTGCATGATCGTGGTTATGGTATGTCTGGTATTGATTTCTTGAAGTCTGATTGTAAGGGGGGCGCAATTATAACAAACCCCCCCTTCAATCTCGCGGCTGAATTTATCCGACACTCCGCAAGTTTTGGCGTCCCGTTTGCAATGCTTCTCAAGTCAACTTACTGGCATGCTGCAAAGCGTTATGATTTATTTTATGACACTAGGCCGCTTGCAATAGTTTCTCTTGCGTGGCGTCCAGCAATGTCACCGGAGCGAGGTAAGAGCGCTACAATGGATTTTTGTTGGACCGTTTGGGACAAAGCTCCTAGTCCTGAGACAAACTATTGCATTCAAAAGAGGCCCGTTCATGGCTAGAAAAAAAGAGGATAAGATTAAACCTATCCCTCCAGTTGGTCGGTTCGGCGGTGCGCGATTGTTGCAACGCCGAATTGGCCGTTCTGAAACCCTTGCTCAAAACAAAGAAGCTGTTGCTACTGAACTGATTGCTATGGGAACTGCCAGGCTTACTGACATAATTGATCTTCATACTGGTGAAATCCGTCCTATGGCGGATATACCTGATGAAGCGTTGGCTTCGATCAAGAAGGTTACGGTTGGTCAGTACGGCACAACGATTGAGATGTTTGACAAGGTGAGCGTTCTGCGCGTTCTGGCTAAAGCTAGTGGCTTGCTGGATGTCGAGAGCAACGTGGATAAGCCTTCGATCATTGGGATCAATATGAAAGGCCCAGAAGCAACCACAACCTATGAGGCTGACGATGGCTGATATTCCCAGCATGAATTTAGACTTTTCTAAGTCTGCTACAGTTTGGAAGTTTCTACACGATAAATCTTTTGTTCGCGGCCTGATGGGTCCAGTGGGATCTGGTAAGTCCTACGGTTGTGCTGCTGAGATAATGCTCAAAGCAGTCCAGCAAAAGCCTTCTCCGCGTGATGGTATCAGGTATTCGCGGTTTGTTATCGTGCGTAATACTTACCCAGAGCTGAGAACAACAACTATTAAGACCTGGGGTGAATTATTTCCAGAAGATGTTTGGGGGCCTATGCGCTGGCAGCCGCCTATAACCCACCACCTAAAGCTTCCAACCAGGGATAATGCGCCTGGTATCGATTGCGAAGTTATATTCATGGCACTTTCTACGCCGCAAGACGTGCGAAAATTACTTTCTCTTGAATTAACTGGGGCCTGGGTAAACGAAGCTAGAGAGCTTCCGAAGGCTGTGATCGATGGTTTGACACACCGCGTTGGCCGTTACCCCACAAAATCAGATGGTGGTGCGTCCTGGTATGGTATCATTATGGACACTAATCCGCCTGACGCGGATCACTGGTGGCATGAGCTGGCTGAGAAAAATCCTATTGGTGGCCGGTTTCCTTGGACGTTTCACCGGCAACCTGGTGGAGTGTTAGAAGTTTCTGCAAAAGATCTACCTGAGAACCCAGAGGCTAATGACTTTATGTTTTCTGGCGGCAAGTGGTGGATGGTTAACCCTTCTGCTGAAAATAAAAAACATTTACCTGATGGATATTACCAGCAAATGCTTGGCGGTAAGAATGCTGATTGGATTCGATGCTACGCTGAAGGCAAGTACACGTTTGTCCAAGAAGGCAGACCAGTGTGGCCTGAGTATGATGATGAGCTAATGTCTGCTGATGTACAGTATGATCCGCAATATCCGCTTCAGATCGGCGTTGACTTTGGTTTGACACCGGCAGCTATCTTTGGGCAGCGAACATCTGGTGGCGCATGGAAGATTTTAGATGAGCTTGTTACTTTTGATATGGGCCTGGAAAGATTTGGTCAGGAACTTCTAGCTAAGATTGCGGCAAGCTTTGATAAAGCAGAAGTTATGATCTGGGGAGATCCCGCTGGTAACAAACGGGATGAGATCTATGAAGTTACGGCATTTGACCATCTTAAAACTATTGGGTTTCGCGCCCAACCTACCGATAGCAACGCTTTCAATGTAAGACGTGAGGCCGCTGCGTCTCCTATGAACCGGCTTGTTGGTGGAAAACCTGGGCTTTTAGTAAATAAAAAATGTTTGCGCCTGCGCAAATCTTTGAGCGGTGGGTACTTCTTCAAACGGCAGTCTATGGGGGCTGGTCAGGAAAGGTTTAAAGATATGCCGGTTAAAAATGAACACTCACACTGTGGTGATGCGTTTGGATACTTAATGCTTGGAGGCGGTGAGCAACGAAAATTGCGCCGTGGATCTTATGGGACTACCTTTGCCGGTGGTACAACCTATTCCGCAACTCTTGATTTTGATATATTCTAATGGGCCTCATACAAATACCAAAAATTAGAATGAGTCCTGATGAAAGTATAGTTTCTTTGCGTCACGATCATTTGATGAAGATAGATTATAACGAAGATACTAAAGAATATATTAAGAACATCCCTAATTACATAGATTATTTGTGGGCTAACGCTGAAGCTGGATCAAGCTGGGCTGGTATCGGACGCGGTAAAGTTGTTGCTGCTTTTGGAATTAAGCCTATTTGGAATGGCTTGGCTGAAATGTGGATGATACCAGGAACGGATATTGGTAGGCATACGATATCAATTGTAAGAGGTGCAAAGGTTCTAACCGATAGCGCAATCCGAGATTATGATTTAAAAAGATTGCAAATTGCGGTAAGAGTTGAAAACGATACTGCCTTTAGGTTTGCCAAGTCGTTAGGTTTTGGTGTAGAAAGCATTATGAAGAGGTTCGGCCCAGAGGGGGCTGACTATTACATGATGGCGAGGTTTTAATATGAGTGGATTATTTGGCGGCGGAAGCCGTGCACCAGCCCCAGTAGCGGCCCCTGCTGTATCAGCAGCACAGGCCAGGGCAGCGGAGCGCGCAACATCTCAAGAGAAAACTGAGATGCAAGGCGTTCAAGCACGCCGTAGGCTAAGGCGAACTGGTGGAATGAGATTGTTATTCTCCCCTACCCGTCAAGAAGGCCCACAAGCAGGCCAAAACACAAAGCTTGGCGGTGGTGACTAATGATAAAAGGTGCGCCTGTTGCGATAGCAAAAACTACAATTTTGTTTAACAAGGATAAAAAATCATGACAGAAATTAAGTCTTTCTTATCAGATAAATTTGCAAAAGCTGTTGCTCACATTAAAGAAGAAACCGAAAAAGTTAGGGCTAGGGATGAAGGCGGTAGCTTTGTAAGTGATGATCCAAGCACCCCAGAAAACGAAGCCTGGGTAGAAAAGCCAGTTAAAGCTAAAGCCAAGCCTAAAGCCAAAAAGTAGTATTATGGTTAAGAAGGCATTTCAAAACCCAAAGGGCGGCCTTAATGAAGATGGGCGCAGGCACATTAACAAGACCACTGGGTCTAATTTAAAGCCCCCCGTCAAGGTTGGAACTAATCCACGGCGCGTCAGCTTTGCTGCTAGGTTCTCTGGGATGAAGGGTCCGATGAAAGATGAAAAGGGACAACCCACCCGCAAGGCACTTGCCCTAAAGGCATGGGGGTTTGGTTCTGTAGACGCAGCTCGTAATTTTGCAGCACGTCATAAAAAGGATAGTTAGATGGCCAGGCTAAATGTAAACGAATTAATGGAACGTGAGGCCAAGGCTCAAGCTCGTAAGGATGAGTGGCGGTCTATTTACGAAGATTGCTACGAATTTGCGCTTCCACAACGAAATCTTTATTCTGGCTATTACGAAGGCGGTGTTGCCGGCAAAGGCAAGATGGTTCGCGTTTTTGACTCGACTGCTATCTCCGCAACTCAAAGATTTGCCAACCGAATCCAAGCTGGTTTGTTTCCACCGCAAAAAGATTGGTGTCGCTTAGAAGCTGGCACAGGTATTCCAGAAGAACAGAAGCCACAGGCTCAAGCTGCGTTAGATGCCTACACCAAGCGTATGTTTGAAGTAATGCGCCAGACTAACTTTGACCTGGCAATGGGCGAGTTTTTACTGGATCTCTGCGTTGGCACTGCTGTTATGATGGTTACGGCTGGAGATGAAGCAACACCAATACGCTTTACTTCAATCCCGCAATACCTGGTTGCAATTGAAGAAGGTACATTTGGCAACATAGACAACGTGTATCGCAAATTACGCATGAAGGCGGAGGCGATACCGCAAGAGTTTCCTGACCTGGAAATGACAGCAGAATTGGCCGAAGCGATAGCAAATTCTCCGTCAAAAGAAATAGATTTGGTTGACGCTGTAATATATGATTATGAGCAAGGTATATTTTGCTATCATGTGATCTGGCCAGGCAAACGCCAAGAGCTTGTTTACAAAACTATGAACAGCTCACCTTTTATTGTTGCGCGTTACATGAAGGTTGCCGGTGAAGTATATGGTCGCGGTCCCTTGGTTACTGCAATTGCTGACATAAAGACCCTTAATAAGACTGTTGAGTTAGTTCTAAAGAATGCGTCACTTGCTATTGCCGGTGTATATACGGCAGCAGATGATGGTGTTCTTAATCCGCAAAACATTAAGATACAGCCTGGTGCTATTATCGGTGTTGCTCGAAATGGCGGCCCACAAGGCGCATCATTAGCCCCACTTCCACGCACCGGCGACTTTAATGTAAGCCAGATTGTTATGAATGATCTGCGTATGAATATTAAAAAGATCTTAATGGATGATACGCTGCCGCCAGATAATATGTCTGCGAGATCTGCAACTGAGATAGCAGAAAGATCACGGGAGCTGGCAAGTAATCTAGGTTCGGCATTTGGCCGTTTGATTAATGAGACTATGGTTCCGCTTGTTTCTCGCATTTTGTACATTATGGATCAACAGGGATACATAGATCTGCCGTTAAAAGTGAATGGTGTCGAGGTTAAGGTTACGCCTGCGGCCCCATTAGCCCAGGCTCAGAAGCTTCAAGAAGTAAACGATGTTGTTCAATTCATGCAGATCGCTAATGCTCTAGGTCCACAAGGACAAGCAACACTTTCGATCCCAAGGATAGCAAAGTATATTGCTGAGAAGATGAATATTAATCAAGAATTGCTCACTACAGCAGAAGAGCAACAAATGATGATGCAACAGATGCAGCAGCAACAGATGGCCGAGCAAGGCCCACCCGCTGCTGATGATGGTGGAGCAACAATGGAGGCAATGCAATGAGTTCACCCGAAGGTTGGGACGGTTTAATGCAAGCACAAGCAGCCGCACCCAAAGCCGCAGATATAGATATGATCTATGGCAAGGTGTTTAAAAGTGCTGAAGGTCAAAAAGTATTAAGTCATTTAAGAAGCATTACGATTGAAAGACCAACGTGGAACCCTGGGGAGGATTCCAGCTTTGGCTATGTAAGGACAGGCATGGCTGAAACGGTTCGTATGATTGAAAAAAGAATAGAGAGATCAAACAATGGATGAGCAAACAACAACAATCGAAGCTGACGCACCACTAATTAACGTAAACAAGGAGCAGGAAGAAAGCCCACAAGAGGCTCCGATTGCGATACATGAGCAGCCAAAAGAAGAAACGGCCGCTACCGATGAGGCCGAAGCTCTTGAGCGGCCAGATTATTACCCAGAAAAGTTTTGGAATGATGATGGACCTGATGTTGAGAAGCTGGCAAAAAGTTATGCGGAGCTTGAAAAGAAATTTAAGTCTGGCAAACATAAAGCACCGGAGCAGTATGATGTTTCTGGGCTTTCGGATCAGGGTATGGATGCTGACGATCCGACTGTTGCCGTATATCAGGATTGGGCTAAAGAAAATGGGATTAGCCAGGATGCTTTCGAAGATTTGGCGGGGCGTGTTTTAGGATTATCTCAGCAAGAGCAAGAAAGTGCAGAAATAGATCAACGCAATGAGATCCAAAAGCTTGGCAAGAATGCTCAAGAAAAGATCCAAATGGTTGAGCGTAGCTTGATGAAGTCTTCTTTGACAAATTCTGAGCGGGATTCACTGGCGCAGTCTTTAAACAACGCTGATTCAATAAATGCTTTTGTAAAATACCACCAATCTTTAACAAACGAGAACATCCCGATAGCTCCAGCAGTAAACCAGCCGGACATGACCAGGGCTGATCTTGAGGTAGCAATTGCAGATCCTCGCTGGAAGACTGACGCACCTTGGAGAACCAAGATCGAAAAGCAGTGGATGCAGGCAAACGCTTAACACTTGCAATAAATATCGCTTGCGTGTATTTTGTGTTTAATGGATAACCTATTCGGCCCGTTAAATGTAGTAATCTACTGGTTGGCGCGGCCATAACGCGCAAGCGACCGCCCGAATTTCGGATAACGGCTCACGTTTTGTCGAAACTCATTAGGAGGTATCTGCCATGGCGCAGAACGTCACAACGGCGTTTGTTGACTTATTCGATTCAGAGGTCAAGCAAGCTTATCAAGCCGAATCACTACTTCGCGGTACAATGCGTACCCGCACAGGTGTAGCCGGTAACACTGTCAAATTCCCAAAGATTGGCAAAGGTGTTGCTACTATTCGCGTTCCACAAACGGACGTGACACCATTAAACGTAACCTATGCTCAAGTAACAGCAACAATGTCTGATTTCATTGCTGCCGAATACTCTGACATTTTCCAGCAGTCGCACATTAACTTTGATGAGCGTTCTGAGTTGGTACAGGTTGTATCCAAATCCATCGCACGTCGCATGGACCAGCTTTGCATTGATGCAATGATTGGAAACGCTGGTACAACTGTTGCAACAACTATTGGTGGCAACGCAACGAACATGAACATTGCAAAGCTTCGCGCTACTGCGAAAGCAATGAACACTAAAAATGTTCCATCCGAAGGCCGTTTCCTTTTGATGCACGCAAGTCAGTTAGATGCACTCTTGGGTGAAGCTGAAGTAACAAGCCAAGACTTTGCTTCTGTAAAGGCTCTTGTCCGTGGTGAAATTAATTCATTCATGGGCTTTCAGATCTTGACTATGGGTGATCGTGATGAGGGTGGTATTCCAAAACCTAGCACCCGCAATTGCTTCGCCTGGCACAAAGATTCAATGGGCTATGCTGAGTCAATGTCTCAGAAAACCGAAGTTAACTATGTCCCAGAAAAGACATCGTTCTTGGTTAGCTCAATGTTCTCTGCCGGTTCTGTAACCATTGATGCAGAGGGCTTAGTACAAGTCTCATGCACTGAATAAGGAGAACTAAAAAATGGCATTTACTCAAGTAGGATTTGCAACCATCGCTGCGTCTAAGAAAGGAAATGCACCTAGTATGTATTCCTATATTAGCGCTGAAGCAAAAGCTACCGTAACTGGAGCTGGATACTTTAACAGTTTGGCTGACACTCTCGCAGTTGGTGATCTTCTGTATCATTATGATACGAACACCCCAACGGCAACACTTAGCATTGTTCTTAGCAATAACGGCACAGTTGTCGATGTTACTGCTGGAACAGCAATTGGTGTAACCTAAAAGACTGGGGCGGTTCGCCGCCCCTTTCTTACCTCTTGGAGAACGCTCATGGCCGCTGGTGACACTTCGCTTTCAATATGTTCGGACGCTCTAATATTGTTAGGCGCAGCTCCTATATCATCTTTCACAGAGGGCAGTGATGGCGCACAAGCTTGTGATCGCCTATATCCTGATCTTCGTGATAACATCATTGCAAACTATATGTGGAGCTGGAGCGTAAAGAAGGTTCAGATTGCTCGTTTATCTACCAACCCACTTGATGAATGGAAGTATGCCTATCAGCTACCTGGCGATATGCTATCTGGTGTTATTGCTTTATTTCCCAGCAACGGCACTAATCAATCTTCTGCAAAGTATGGATGGGATATTTACGGCGACCAATTATTTACAAATTTTGAAACGGTTTTTATTGATTATCAAAGCACAGTTTCAGAGGCTAAAATGCCAGTGTATTTTGTTAGACTGCTTCGTACAGCATTAGCGGCAGAGCTTGGCTTTGTAATTACTGACCAATTAGCTAAATCAGACTATTTTCGCTCCCAGGCGTTTGGCTCTCCAGCGGATTCTAATCGTGGTGGTTTGATGCGAGAAGCAATAAACGTTGATAGCCGTGGCAAGCTGCCACAAGTTATTGAGGATTATTCTTTAATTAATGTGAGAAACTAATATGCGGGTTGTACAGTTCCAAACAAATTTTTCTGTTGGTGAGCTTGATCCTCTTCTTCGCGCTCGGACAGATTTGGCACAATATCAAAACGCTGTTGAGGAAGCCACGAATGTAGTCATTCAGCCGCAAGGTGGTTTTAAGCGCCGTGAGGGTTTAAGATTTGTCTATGACTTTGGTACAGGTTTTACTGATTTTAAGATAATTCCATTTGAGTTTAGCGTAACTGATAGTTACTCTTTGGTTTTTGTTAATCAAAGAATTTACGTTTTTAAGGCTGGAGTTCTTCAAGCAAATATTAATGGGACTGGCAATGATTTCATAGCGGCTACACCTATTACGGCTGCTATGCTTGATGAGATAAATTACACTCAAGCTGTAGATACACTGATACTTTGCCATGAGGACTTGCAAACAAAGCGTTTAGTTAGAAATTCAGATACAAGCTGGACTTTAGAAAACCTTCCTTTAAAAAACTTGCCCCAATACCCCTATGCATTAAGCACGCACGTGCCAAATTTCAGAATTACGCCCAGCGCGTCTACTGGAAATATTACTATAACGGCGACTGGTGCACAGGTGGATTCTGGAAATGCTCAAGCTGGTTCAGCCAACACAATTACGTTAAAATCGTTTACTCCGTATTCGTCCGATGATGCACCTAACGGAATGTTTATCAAAATTATTTCTGGTACTGGATCAGGTCAAACGCGCCAGGTTGAGGATTATGTTGGTTCTTCAAAGGTACTAACAGTATATCCTCCTTGGGATACTGCGCCGAATGGAACGTCAAACTATTCTGTACATCCCTTTGAACCTTCTGCCGTTGGTGGATTTGCTCAAGTAACAAGCACATTTGGCCGCGCTCGTTATGTTGAGTTTGTTTCTAACACGGTAATGAAGGCTGTTACCGAAGTTAGTTTTTTTGACACAAATTTCGTTGCCGGTGGAAGCTGGGAAAGCGAACAGGGATATGAAGACGTTTGGTCTAATGCCCGTGGCTGGCCCAGGTCTGCCGCTTTCCATGAGGGGCGTCTATATTTTGGTGGATCTAAATCAAGAGTTAATACAATATGGGGTTCGCAAGTTATAAATTTCTTTGACTTCGGCGCTGGAAGTGGGCTTGATGATGAAAGCGTTGAGGCAACAATAAACACAAATCAGCTTAACAGCATTGTTAATTTGTTTTCTGGAAACGACTTGCGCGTCTTTACTACTGGCGCAGAGTTTGCGGTTCTTCAGTCTGGCGATAATCCAATTACTCCATCTACTTTTTTTGTTCGACCACAAACACGATTAGGAGCAAAGCCTGGTCTTCCAATTGAAGATCTTAACGGTGCTACCGTGTTTATTCAAAGGCAGGGTAAATCTTTAAACGCCTTCCAGTTTGGTGACACAACTGCGTCTTACCAGGTACAGCCTCTTTCTGCTCTTAGCTCTCACCTTTTAAGGAACCCAATTGACCTAGCTGCTAGGCGCGCTGCCTCTACTGATGAGAGTGATCGTATATTTATTGTGAATGGAACAGACGGATCTATGGCCGTTTACTCTATTCTAGTGGGGCAGAATGTTATTGCTCCTAGTCGGTTTACTACAGATGGCGATTTTATTGCAGTATCGGTTGAAATTGCTGATGTTTATGTAATTGTTAAACGCACAGTAAACAGCCAAGTTAGGTATATGCTGGAGAAGTTTGATTCTAGTCTTACGCTGGATAGCGCCAAGACCGGCGGAGCTGCCAATTCAGTGGCAATGACACAGCTCCAAGGAAAGACAGTAGCAATCATTCGTGATGGCGTTGTGCTGGCCTCTAAGACGGTTCCCGCCTCACCATTCACAATTACTTTTACAACACCGGCAACATCTAGTTTTCAAGTCGGATTAGATTATCCTGTTACAGTTAGAACTATGCCAGCCGAGCCTGTGCTTTCGGGTGGATCTGTGCAGGGATTTAAGAAGCGGATTATTCAAGTTGATGCAATTGTAAACAACACTCAAGACATGACCATTAATGAAAAAGAAATTTCGTTTAGAAACCTGGGCGTTGATGTCCTTGACATAGCAGTTCAGCCATTTACCGGCACTAAAATAGCACATGGATTTTTGGGCTTTAGTCAAACGGGACAAATTACAATAAGCCAAACCGTGCCTTTGGCCATGACCGTTCTTGGTCTTGATTATCGTTTAAGCGTGGGGAATTAGATATGGTTGCTTTAGCACCAGCACTTTTAACGGCGGGAAAAGCCGCCATGACGTTTGCATCTTCTGGAGGTGGTCAGCTATTCATGTCTGCCATTTCAGCAGCGGGGCAGATGTCAGCCGGTAGATCCCAGCAAAGAGGCTATGATGCCCAAGCGTTACAAGCAGAAATCCGTGGTAGATCTGAGGCCATTGCTTATAAGCAAAGAGGCGCTGATGCTTTGCGGAACCTAAATGAAACACTAGCGGCAATTATTTCTAGATCTGCTGCTGGCGGTGTCGACCCTACATCTGGATCTGCGGCTACCTTGCAAGGTTATGCAATGTCTGAAGGCGTTAGAGAACAATCAATAGCTGCCGACAATGCGGTATTGGCTCTAGGTCAAGCTCAAAGCCAAGCGGGAATTTATAGATCTGCTGGTCGGTCTGCCATGTTATCTTCGTATGTTTCTGCTGCCGGTTCTTTAGGCCAGGGCGCATATCGATACGGACAATTACGTTAGGAAAATAAGCATGGCAATTCTCCCTAGATATCAGCGACTTGGCATTGTTGACCGTCAGCCAACGCAGACAGATTTCGCTGACACGCGGGAAGCGGCCAAGCTTGGTCTTAATATTTCTCAGCAAGTTAATCGGATGTCTGATTTTGCAATGAAGCAAGGCGCTGATGATGCTACGATGAGGGGCGAAGAGCTTATTCGTACTGATGGGGCTTTGCCTACTCTTGCAGATATTAAATCAAAAGGTGGTCCTAGAAGTATTGCTGAAAAATCGGCGTATGCTTTAGGTAGCCAGGTAGCTGTTGCCCAGGTACAGGCCGATGCTGAAATTGATATTATGCGTATCCTTAATGATGGTGAGCAGAACAAAACATCCTTCACTCAGATCCAAGCTCAACTAAGAGATCTTAACGATGGGTACTCATCTTCTCTAGCAGATGTAGATCCAGGCGCTTCAATGCTTCTGCAATCACGGCTTGGCGGGGCTATAGGCAAAGCTGAAGAGCGGTATTCTAATTATTATGTTGGCGTCCAGGCGGCAAGAGCTGCAGAGAAACTATCAGCCACTGCTGACCTAAAAGTTAATGAAATACTTGGGCAGGCAATTACGGCTGGAAGCAACTCACAAGATCAATTAGCGGTTTCTATGGCGGATGCTGTGACATTGCTTGCTGGGTTGGGCGCTACTGAAGCCCAGCTTGATGCGTTTGAAATTGGCACTAACAATGCTGCCTATAAAGAAAAAACAATATTTGAGTTTAATCAATCTTCTGTTTCAGAACAGGAGGAAATTCTTTCTACGCTGATGACCACTAATCTTCCTGGTTTGTCATTGGAGAAAACTCAAACATTTAGAAAATCTCTCCAATCTACTTACAACAATAATTTAAGTGCCCAGGCTTCAAGGAGTGCTGGAGTTGTGGCTGATGTTAGAGAACAGACCTATATCCTTTCCCAAAGTGGGATGCCTAGTCTAGCAACAATAGAACGTCTAAAGACGGAAGCTATAAATCTTGGGCCTAGTGGTCTAGCAGCACAAGAAGCCGTTAGGATGCTGGAGTTTAATGCTGAAAAAGCTTCATTGTATAGGCAGATGTCAGTGGTGGACCTTACTGCTGAAGTCGATAATTTGAAGGGTGGAATGGAGGGCCAGGGCGGCGTTGGCCGTGATTTGCGTATTGAAGTAGACACCTACAACGCCGCTGTTTCTTATTTAGGTGCAGCTCAAAGAAAAGTAGATGGGCTTGAGGCTCAAGAAAAAGAAGAAGCTCAACCACTTATTGATTTTGCAACCGAATCATTAGCTGCTCTTAAATCAGAGTTAGATTCGGGAGAGCCATTAAGCCAAGCATCTATTGATAATTTAAGGAGCAAAATCGGAAATCTTCCAGAAGGATTAACGACAGAATTAATCCAGGATTTATTGAGGCTTGAGGGCCAGAACGAGATTGCCACTGATTTATCTATGGCAAATCCTGCGGTTATAGAAAAATTTATATCAGATTATTTAGAAACAGGTTCTACAATTCGCCAAGGGCCTGGACTTGACGGAAGCCTTGGTGAAGATACCTTTGCGGGTGCAGAGGGCGTTGATACTCCTTTCGAGTTTGAAGTTAGAGATCTTGCACAAAAAATGCTTTCTAATATGACCGCCGAGCTAAAAACAGATCCAATTTCATTCGCTGCAAAAGTCGGCTTAAATAATGGTCAAGGTGTTGGTATTAACATTACGCCCATAAATTTCATGGATGTTGAAAACTCAAGCGACCAAATTGCACAGCGCATAAATGATGCTAGGTTAGTATCTGGGAAGTATGGATCTCCTTTAAAATTCCTTACGGTTCCAGAGACATTAGCAGTTAAAAATCTTCTTGAGAACGGAACTATGGCCGATCAGATGATGGTTCTTGGAATTATTGTTGAAGGCTCTGGGCAAAATGCTCCACAGTTTTTAGAAGAAATATCTAAGGAAACTCCGTTTTTTGCTCAAGTCGGTGCGCTCGTAATAACTCAAACCGGCAACGGTCTTGCTACTGCTGAGGCGGCGTTAAAGGGTATGGTCCTTATAGAAAGCAAACAAGGGCCTGCTGAATTTACACCTACAAATACAGACGGACCATTTAGAAAGTTAACCTCTATAGCCCTTGATTTTCTTCCAGAGGGAATGCCAGGCGTTATGGAAACTGCAAAAGCAATTTACGCTGATGCTGCCAAACATGATGAAAATTTTAACGAAGCCAAGTGGGTCGATTCTATAAACCGCGCAATGGGCGCAGATATAAATGCTGGCACTGGCGGTGTCCAAGAGGTTAGAGATTTAAATACTTATATATTCCCTGGATTTACTTCGGATAATTATGAGAACGCTTTAGAAACTGCAATGCCACAAGATATATTGGCATCCATTTATGGTGCATCCTTAGATCCAGAAATGCTTGAAGCCTTGGGGGGATCTAAAAGAAGAGTAGTGCGTCCTGGGCAAAATGCCTATACTTCTGGAAATGATGATTACAATCTGGTTTATGCTGGAGGAAATAATTATTTTATAAAGTATAAAAATCAACAAACAATTTTAGATACTGAGGGCCAAGCTGTTTTGATTGATATGCGAAAGCTTATAGAAATGACCCTGCCATGATTTTTGGATCTTCCCAAGCAAACCCAGCCTTAAATCCTAGCGAATATAGGAGCAAGCCCCCAGCGCCTTGGTTGGAAAATGTAACAACGGCCTTTACCGTTGGAAAGTTTAATGGTGACAGTGGTTCTAATAGCGAAGGTTTTGCAAAATTTGAAGCTTGGAAACCCATTATGGATGCTTTGAAAGATTTTGAAGTTCCTGGCTTATCAAAATATTATGGACAAAACGAATATATAAACCCTGGTACGCTTTTAGTAAGCTCCCCTTTAGCTGGTAATATTGGTGGAGATCAAAGAGGCTATAACCAATTAGCAGAAAACATATTTAGTTTTATCCGTGATAATCAATCCACGCTGCCGTCAGATCTAGCTTCTGTAAATGAAGAAACCTTTGCCGAAATGACAAAGGATTTTGTTATGGGGCAAAGGGCCGAGCTTGAAGAGCTTTACGAAACCAACCCAGGCATGGCCGGTGCGATTGGTAGGTTTATAGGATCAATGGGCGCAACTGGCGCTGACCCAATTACCCAGGCAACAATGCCTTTCGGGGGATGGTCTAAATCCCTTTGGAAAAGAGTGGCTCAAAACGCTTTGATTAACGGTGGGACCGGCGCTATTTCAGAAGTAGCAGTTAAAGATTGGTACGAAGAGCTAGGTCTTGAATACACATATAAGGATTTTGTGTACAATGTTGGAGCAAACGCTGCTTTCGGTGCAGCCCTTCCGCTTGCCGGTTCTGGATTAAGACTTACTGTAGGCCAGGCCCAAAAGGGATGGAGAGCCTTAACTGCAAATGGTACAAAGAACGTAACCCCAGAGGATCAACTGGTAATCGATGCTATGACAAACCAGGCGGATCTTGAAGCGGCAAACCCATTTGTTACGCCAGATCCGAATGAGGCGATATCAGTTCACAACCAGCGGTTAGAAGCAGCAAGCGCGGCCACGGCTAATGCTGAAACAGTTATTATTCCTCAAGACGCAGGGCTTCCAATCAGAGCAGATGCAGAAGGCGAAAACCTTGATGGTGTTTTCTATAGCTTAGACCCAATGGAAATTGAGATTGACGCAAGAACATTTCAATTCAAAGAGGGTGGAGATGAATTTGGCGTTACTGATCGGCTTCAAGGCGTTAACACTTGGGATAAATACAAAGCTGGCGTTATTACTGTCTATGAATACGCTGATGGAAGACTTGCTGTTGCTGATGGCCACCAGCGTCTTGGCCTTGCCAAACGTATTATGTCACAAGATCCATCCCAAGACGTTAAGGTAATCGCTTACAAGTTGCGACAAGCTGATGGCATAACGCCAGAACAGGCTCGTGTAATAGCGGCAATGAAGAATATTGCAGAAGGTACTGGAACGGCTATTGATGCTGCAAAGATTTTAAGGGTAGATCCTAGCAGATTGTCAGAGCTTCCGCCTAAATCTGAGTTAGTTCGCCAGGCAAGAGACATGATAGTTTTGGGAGATGGCCCGTTTCAAGCGGTAGTTAATGGAGTAATACCAGCGAACCAAGGTGCTATTGTTGGCCGTTTAATTAGTGACCCTGCCCAACAAACTGCTGCAATTAATATTTTGGCTAAAGCTGGCCCAAGCAATCAGTTCCAAGCAGAGGCAATTGTTCGACAGGTAAGAGAAGCAGGGTATGAAACAATAGAGCAAACATCATTGTTCGGTGACGAAGTGGTTGCCGAAAGCTTTTATGTTGAACGTGCAAAAATATTAGATCGAACATATAAAGAGTTACGCCGTGACAAAGCGGCATTTGAAACCTTAGTTCGCAACGCTGACCGCCTAGAGGCAGAAGGCAACGTCTTAGCAAAATCAGCTAATGAAAGAAAGGCAGCAACAGATGGCCAAACGATCGCGCTCCTCCAAGCCCTTGCAAACCGCAAAGGCCCCCTCTCAGACGCCCTCAACGATGCAGCCAAAACAGCTAGATCTACAGGAAACTACTCAGATCCAACTAGCGGATTTGTCGATGCTGTCAGACGATCAATTGACTCAGGCGATTTCGAAAGCATCAGAACTGGCGACATTGGACGCTCTATCAATGATCCAGCGCCGATCGCGAGATCTGAGATTGAAGAACCAGCTCTTGACGGATTTGACGAACCAACAGGCATAGCAGCGCAACGCCAGGCCGACCAGCTAGAGCAAGATATGTTTCGTGTTGAAGAGGTTACACCCGATGTTTCCGCAAGAAGTCCTAATGATATAGAGGCAGATCTAAAAGCGCGTCAGCCGGTAGAAACGGTTGATGATACCTCCGACCTCAATTTAGATATCACTTCGGCAGATGTCAACCTTGATCTTGAATTTCCTATGGGACAAAAGATAAATGCTGACGGAGATGATTTAGAAGTTGTACCTATGACCTTATCAAATTTGAAAAAAGAATTGGATCAGCAGGAATTAATGATTAAGCGTTTGGAGTTCTGCACAATATGACTTTTAAAAATTGCATTGATGATGGCGTTAAAGCTGGAGAAATCAACCAAGAGAGTGCTGACGAAATTTTTAGCCTCTTTGATGAGTTGGAAATTAAGTATAATAAGCAAATGGGTGGGGCTGCTGCTACAGCAAGAGCTGCTGGCGAAACAACCATTGCAACCAAAAAGCTCATATTAGAGCGCAAGCGCCGTGCTATGCTCCAGGCTAAGACCTGGCAGAAAATAAAAATACATCTGGATACCTTTAAGACAGTTAGTGGCGTTCAGAACAAATACAAAGCTGCATTAGATTTATTCTCGGAGTCTCAAACATCTAGCTTTCAAAGCGTTGCTCAAATTCAATCCGTAGTAATAAAGAGAGCTAATACAACTATGGATGAATATCTGGCTACGTTTAAAAGAAATATTATTGGGGAAACTCAGGAAAAAGCTAAGTTAAAGAATTTAATTCGTGAAATTTTTGGGGAAGATACTGGAGATATTTCTGCCAGGCAGATGATGGAGGGCTGGAAAGCTTCCGCTGAATATCTTCGCAAAAGGTTTAATGCTGCTGGCGGAGCTATAGCTAATAGAATGGATTGGGGTCTTCCTCAGTTTCACGCCTCTATTAAAGTTCGTGCTGCTGGATTTACTGAGTGGAGCAATTTTATTCGTGGCCGTTTAGATTTAAACAAAATGGTTGACGAGCAAACCGGCTTGGCTTTTTCTCCGCAAAAACTTGAGATTGCCTTACGAGATTCTTATGAAACTATAAGAACAGATGGGTCTAACAAAATAAAGCCAGGTCAATATTCGGGCAATAAATCTCTTGCTTCTAGGAACCAAGACCATCGTTTCTTTGTATTTAAGGATGCCGATTCTTGGATGGAATACCAGGAGAAGTTCGGTAATCCAAACCCATTCGATGCTATGATGGGCCATATAGATACAATGTCACGCGACATTGCTATGATGGAGGTCTTGGGGCCAGATCCAAAAGCAACAGTCAGATTTGTTAAAGATACTTTAAGAAAAGAAGCTGACCTATCAGGTGATGAAAAACAAATGAGAGCGGCCACAAAAGCAGGGTCTGCTGTGGATGATCTATATTCTGTAATTGTTGGAACTAATAACGCTCCAGTTGACGGGGTGTTTGCTACTGGATTTGCCGGTCTTCGCCAAACTCTGCAAGCGGCCCAACTGGGATCTGCTGCCGTTGCTGCTGTTACGGATATGAATTTTGGTAGAATAGCCAGGGGAATGAACGGGCTTCCACAAACTAAAATTCTTAATAGTTACTTAAAGCTTATGAACCCTCTAACCCTTAAAGAAAAAGGCAAGCTGGCTATAAGAATTGGCCTAACTGCTGAGGGTTGGTCAACACTTGCAGCCGGACAAATGCGGTATGTTGGAGATATGTCAGGGCCAGAAGTTACCAGGCGAATAAGTGATTTCGTGATGAGGGCCTCATTGCTTTCCCCTTGGACCCAGGCCGGAAGATGGGCCTTTGGCATGGAATACCTTGGCTTTCTAGGTGATAATGTTGGCAAGACCTTCGATCAGCTACCGGCAAATATGCAGAAAAGCATGAACCACTACAATATTGGCGCGGAAAAATGGGATGTAATGAGGAAGACGCCCCTTTATGAACACGAAGGCGCTACATTCCTTACTGCTGATATGATTGAAAATCGTACCGATATAAGCGCGGGTGACGCTCAAGACTTGGCAACCGCTTTAATGGTTATGATAGACACAGAAACTAACTTTGCTGTTCCAAGCACTTCTATTAGGGGCCGTACTGCATTAACTGGAGACACAAAGCCAGGGACACTGGCCGGTGAGCTGACCAGATCTTTTGCTATGTATAAAGGCTTTGGGGTTACGTTAATTAATACGCATGTTATGCGTGGCCTGGCACAACCAACGGCCCGTGGCAAAGGCACTTACTTTGCAGATCTATTAATTACCTCGACACTAATGGGCGCTTTAGCAATTCAGCTTAAAGAAATGAGCAAGGGTCGAGATCCAAGGCCAATGGATAGTCCTGAGTTTTGGGGCGCTGCTCTGTTGCAGGGCGGTGGTCTAGGTATCTATGGCGATTTTATGTTTGGAAATGTAAACAGATTTGGCGGTGGATTAGCAGAAACAGTTGCCGGTCCTGTGGTTGGGTTTGCAAGCGACCTTCAGAAACTTACTGTTGGCAATATTATGCAAACAGTACAAGGCAAAGATACAAACGCGGCGTCAGAGTTTATTAGCTTCGCTGGTAGATATACACCAGGATCATCTCTTTGGTATTCTCGCCTTGCGCTGGAGCGTCTTGTACTTGACCAGGCAAAATTATGGGCTGATCCAAAAGCAAAATCAAAATTTAGAAGAACAGAAAAGAGATACAACAAACAATACGGTCAGAAATTTTGGTGGTCTGCTGGTGACACTTTACCTTCAAGATCTCCAGATCTATCAAACTTGTTTGATTGAATAGAATAACCGTGTTATAAATTGAGCGATTAAAAAGGAAACAGATATGAATGTCCCAATCAACCCTGTTGTAAGGAGAGTTCAGTTTACTGGTAATACCAGCACTGGCCCTTTTGCCTTTAGCTTTAACATACTTGCAGCAACCGATGTTTCTGTTCATAAAAACGCAACAACATTAACTTTAACTAATGACTATAGCGTTTCAATTAGCTCAAACGGTACTGGTTCAATTAGCCTTGGAGTTGCTTTGCAATCTTCAGATGTTCTTACAATCATTGGTGGTCGTCAGTTATCTCGAACAACAGACTTTGTTACTGCCGGTGACTTGTTGGCATCTAGCCTGAATGAACAGCTTGATAGCAATGTTATCATGGCACAACAGCTTGATGAAAAAATTAATCGTTCTTTATTTCTTGACGCTGGTGATGTTTCTACAAACCTCAAGCTTCCACTAAAGGACGCCCGAAAGGGAACTGTCCTTGGTTTCAATGAAACATCTGGCGACCCACAGGTCGGGCCAAATATTACTGCCGTTCAATCTTTAGCTAATGTTACTGCGGCTATTAACCTTCTCGGCACTTCTGCTGCTGTCGAAGACCTGTCAATCTTAGGTACAGCCGCCATTGTAGAAGACATGAGCTTGCTAGGTACAAGTGGCAATGTAACTGCAATGGGATTGCTAGGGGTTAGTGCTGTTATAACTGACATGGGTATTTTAGGCACGGCTGCTATCGTAGAAGATATGGGGCTTTTAGGCACGTCAGCCAATGTATCTGCAATGGCAAATCTAGGCGTTAACGCTGTTATAACTGACATGGCCATTCTCGGTACTGATGCAATCGTAGCTGATATGGCAATCTTAGGCAGTGATGCCCTTGTAGCTGACATGGCTATCCTGGGAACCTCAGACGTTGTTACTGACATGAATGTCTTAGCAACCGCTGCTGTTGTTGAGGACATGAATCTGCTTGGTACAAGCGCCAATGTAGCCGCAATGGGTAACATTGGTACTTCAGCTAACATAACGGCTATGGCCTTACTAGGAACAAGTGCCGTTATAACTGACATGGGAATATTGGGAACCGCCGCTATCGTTGAAGATATGGGCATACTCGGTACAAGCGCCAACGTATCTGCGATGGCATTGCTCGGTACATCAACGGTCGTTGCAGACCTGGCGATATTAGGTACTGATGCTCTAGTTGCTGACATGGCCATACTAGGTAGCGACGCTCTAGTTGCAGACATGGCTATTTTGGGTACTTCAGATGTTGTCACGGATATGAACGTACTCGCTACATCTGACGTGGTATCTGACATGAATACGTTAGGTACTTCATCCAATGTATCTGCAATGAATACGCTTGCTGCAATATCTTCAGACATTACGGCGACTGCGGCTGTTGCTTCTTCCATTGCTGCGTCTGGGCAAAATGCAACCAATGCTGCTAACTCGGCTACAGCAGCAGCAAACTCGGCTAGTACAGCGGCCAATACAGCAACATCTGTAACAAACAAAGTCGATGAACTATTAACTTTAGAATATTTAGCCGACTTTGGTTTAATCACTCAGTCAGTCGGATCAACAGAAGATTACGGGAGTATTGCATAATGGCCACTCAAATTAAAATGCGGAGGGGTACGACTTCTCAACATTCTTCATTCACCGGCGCGGAGGGTGAGGTAACTATCGATACAGACAAGGAAGTCGCGGTAGTACATAACGGATCTACAGCAGGGGGCTTTCCTCTTCTTTCGTCAACTGGTGGTACTATTACAGGTGACACCACTTTTGCAAACGGCGCAGATATTATCACTGCTTCGGCAGGTACATCCAACTTCAGAGCAGGCGTTAACGCAGGTAACTCAATAGCCTCTGGCGGTAACTACAACGTCTGTGTGGGCGATGAGGCAGGTACTACGATTACTTTGGCAGACCATAACACATTAGTTGGCTTTAATTCAGGAGCATTACTACTTACTGGTGGAGAAAACACTTTACTGGGTGATGCGACTGGTGAGGCTTTAAGTGTTGGTATTCAAAACGTAGCCGTAGGATATTTAGCATTAACAAATGATACAAAAGGTAGCACCTCAACTGCTGTAGGCGTTGCTGCTTTAGCTACTCAAAACTTCACTACTGCTACAAATAGTTTTAACACGGCTGTAGGCTATGACACAGGAGCAGCAGTCACCACGGGCGTACAGAACACTTTAATTGGTAGCCTTGCAGGTGACGCCTTAACTGACGCTGACTTTAATGTTGCAGTAGGTAAAGATGCTTTGGGTCAAGATACTCTAGGAAGCACATCTACTGCTATAGGACACTCAGCTTTAGCAGTCCAAAACTTTACCACAGCTACAAATAGTTTAAATACAGCAGTTGGATTTAGTGCAGGTAATGTATTAACCACAGGCATAAAAAACACCCTCATAGGTTCTCTTGCTGGAGATGCAATTACTGATGCAGATAATAATGTTGCGGTAGGTTATCAGGCTTTAAGTACAAATGTATTAGGAAGTCATTCGGTTGCTTTAGGTTCATCTGCTTTGCTTTCCCAAAACCCTGCTACAGCCGTTCAAATGTTTAACGTAGCCATAGGTTTTGATGCAGGAGCCGCAGTCACAACGGGCGTAAAAAACATACTAATAGGCGGATTAGTAGGGGATGCAATAACTGAAGGCTTTGAAAATACTGCTATGGGGCATAATTCACTTGGAACAAATGTTCTTGGTAGTAAAGCTGTTGCATATGGTGCTGGGACGTTAAGAGATCAAAACCCCGATACAGCTGTAAATACGTTTAATACCGCTGTAGGTTATGCAGCAGGATTGAAAGTCACCACTGGCGTAGAAAACACATTCATTGGTGGTCTTGCTGGAGATGCTGTTACATCGGCTAGTTATAATGCATTTATGGGCTCTAATTGTGGCACGTCTACAGTCGAAGGGCGTCAAAATGTATCCGTTGGTGCATATTCTTTAAGGTTTGATACTGTAGGTTCTAATAGTGTTGCAGTTGGTTACAGTGCATTAGAAAATCAAAACTTTACTACTGCTACAGATAGTTTCAATACAGCGGTAGGTTTTAAAGCTGGTGAAGCAGTCACCACGGGCATAAGAAACGCCATTGTGGGGGGCGAAGCTGGTGATTCTTTAACTGATGCAGATGATAACACAGCAATAGGAGCATTAGCATTAAGCGGTGATACAATGGGTAGTAAGTCTACAGCTATTGGTAGAGGTGCATTAAAAATACAGAACTTTACGACTGCTACTGAGACTTACAATACAGCCGTTGGTTATAGCGCAGGCGAAGGAATCACCACGGGAACAAGCAACACCCTCATAGGTGCGTTAGCAGGTGATGCTTTAGCAGCTGCATTTGAGAATGTTGCAATAGGATACCAAGCTCAAACAGCAGACACTTTAGGTAGACGAGCAGTTGCAATAGGTAATGGAGCATTAAGTACTCAAAATTATACTACAGCTACAAATAGTTACAACGTAGCAGTGGGCTATGAAGCAGGCAAATCAGTCACCAACGGCATTCAAAACACATTTGTTGGTGCCCTAGCTGCTGATGGACATGCCACTGGTCAAGATAATGTTGCATTAGGTTACAATGTTGGAATGAGCGCTACAAATATTAATGCAGAAATTATAATTGGATCTAATGTCAACGGTGGGGGAGCAAATTCTGTTAGAATAGGTACTGCTGCGGGTAATGCAACATTAGGACTTGATGGTAGTGACACCTCATGGTCAGCTTCATCAGACTCACGGCTTAAAACAGATGTTGCTACCTGTGCAGTAGGCTTAGACTTTATTAAAGATTTACGCCCTATTACATTTAAGTGGAACGCGAAGGATGCTGTAGCAAATACGCTACCTCAATACGATGCAGACTCATCTGACCCTGTGTATGGATCGGGACAAATACAACATGGATTTCTGGCTCAAGAAGTTAAAACGGCTATTGATGCACATAGTGGTATAAAAAATGGTTTTACTATGTGGAGCGAAGACCCCAATGGTACGCAACAGGTTGCTCCATCAGCATTAGTACCAATGCTAGTCAAAGCAATCCAAGAGCTTGAAGCTCGTATAGCGACACTGGAAGGATAAGCATGGAACTTATACCACGCCACTTTCCAAACGTAGGTGTAGTTGAAGCCCAGCTACCAGAAGACGTGACGAAAGATATATGGAAAGTTATCAAGAAGGCACGGAAAAATCCTGATAACATGAAGGGTGAGCTTGCGGGTAACATAAGCTCATCCATCAGGCTGGACTCTAGCTCCCCGTTGCTTGAGAAGTTTATCGGTGAGGTAATACCTTCGTTCATGGACAGCCACATACAGAACTATGGCGCACCGTGGAGGGCAGTTATGAAGGAGGGCGAAGGGTTTAACCTTGAAAGCCTCTGGGTTAACTTCCAGAAGAAGCATGAGTTCAACCCACCTCACGATCATAGTGGCGTGTTTAGCTTTGTTATATGGATGCAGATACCTACGTCTTACGCAGAGCAACGCAAGCTGCCTGTATGTGCTGAGTCAAATGCAGATAACCACATATCTAACTTTGCATTTAGTTACACTAATACAATGGGTAGAGTATCTACCTTTGCGTACAACATGGAGAAAGAAGCAGAAGGTTACATGGTTATGTTTCCCTCGCAGATGCTCCATCAGGTCTTCCCATTCTATGAGAATGATGGAGAAAGAATATCAATTTCAGGCAATGTTAATATTGCACAACTACAAGGATAAAGAGAATGGCAAGAGAAGCAGAACAAATCGCACAAGACCACTCAGCAATGCTGGGCAGCGTGTCAGTAATTACTAACGTGATTGATGATGACAATGATTTCTGTAACGACTTAGACTTAGCAGGAAAGAAAGAGCGTGTAGCTCGTAGTAACAGTTATCTAGTACACATGAAGACACTAGACGATTGGGGCAGCGAAGATATGACTGCAATTAATGCAGCTATCACAGCAGCCACTAACTTTATTGCTGCATAAATTAATGGATAAACGCACAGTATCGTCAGCACATGATAGAATTGACAATGTAGAAAAAGAGGTAATTGAATTGAAAACCGAGGTACGCATTCAGTTTAAAGATCTCTTTAACAGGGTTAAAAGAATTGAAGCTATCTTTATCGGCGGTACTGGCGCGGTTATCATTATGCTAATTACCGTACTGTCAAAGATGGGCTGATGATTGAGGTCTTAGCCCTTGCTGGGGCAGTCACTAAAATAGCAGGCGGCATTAGCTCAGCTATCAAGGCAGGCAAGGACATCAACGGCATCATGCCAGCCTTTGGCCAGCTTGCAAAGATTGAAAGCGAAATCAACCTTGCCGAAAGCGGTCGGCACAAAGGTCCGCTTGGTCGCCTTACTTCTACGGAAGAAGAAGGCTTTGCTATTGCTCAAGCTAAGATGAAACACAAAACTACTATGGATGAATTGCGCAGTATGTGCAGGCTCTATGGTGAGCCGGGTATGTGGGACATGGTTGTTGCGGAGCAGGCTGCAGCTAGGAAGAGACACAAGATTGCTCTTGAGGAGCAGGCTGAGAAAAGAGACAAGATCTTCTGGCTTATCTCAGTGGTCCTTGGTGTAGCCTTAGTTGCTGTTGGCACTGGTGGTTTAATCTGGGGTGCTGCCCTATTAGCAGAGAGTCGAAAGTAATGGTTGAGTTTAAAGCAGCAGACCTGGACTCCAATGGGTCCATTTGTGTCGATGAGTGGAACGCCTTGGCACTCCAGGACAAACGTCTAGAGGTAGCCGATCAGGATCTGAAGAGAAATACTGAGCGGATGCTGGTCGTCTGGTGTTGTTTTGGTATGCTGGTCTATCCGTTTATTATTCTGCTTGCCTCAGTTCTGGGTTTCGACAAGGCAGCCACATTGATTACTGAAGTCGCATCCGTTTATGTGCTAAGTGCCTCTGCTGTAGTGGCATCGTTTATGGGGTTCAACATGATGTCAGCAAAGGCAAACAAGACATCTGTTTCTTACGAGAAAGGTGAAGGCTAATGAGTATACTGAGCGCCCTGATCGGACCAGCCACTGAGCTTGCTGGCAAATTCATACAGGATAAAGATCAAGCTGCAAAGCTGGCGCATGAGTTAGGCACGATGGCCGACAGACACGCGCAAGAAGCGATGTTAGCGCAGATAGCAGTTAACACCGCCGAAGCTAAAGGGAATTGGTTCCAAGCGTCTTGGCGTCCTCTCTGTGGCTATGTGTGTGTTTTGGGTTTGATGGTAAACTTTCTTATCTCCCCGATCTGTGCGGGTTTTGGATTTATAATACCGCAAGCTGAAATGTCTGTTATGATGCCTATACTAACGGGGATGTTAGGTCTTGCGGGAATGAGGAGTTTTGAAAAGGTTAAGAAAGTTAGTAAGTAGTGTGGGTACTGGAATGTTAGGATAGAAAAATGAAAGATAACTTTAATAAATGCTTGGAAATGTTACTCAAACACGAAGGCGGTTTTATAAATCATCCAAAAGATCCTGGCGGAATGACAAATCTCGGCGTGACCAAGGCTGTGTATGACGAATGGACAGGAAAGGTAAGCACTGAGGAAGACATGAAAGCGCTGACGCCTGACGATGTTGCCCCGATATACAAGAAAAACTATTGGGATAAGGTCTGTGGTGACAATTTACCTGGCGGCTTAGATTGGGCAGCCTTTGATTGGGCTGTTAATTCTGGAAGCAAACGCCCAGCCAAAGCAATCCAAAGGGCTGTTGGGTCAACTCAAGATGGGTCTATTGGTCCTATGACATTGCAAGCTGTTGCTGATTTAGATCCAGACCGGATTATTGAAGCCGTTTACCACACGCGACAGAAATTCTATGAAAATCTCAGCACTTTCGATACCTTTGGAAAAGGTTGGACCAGAAGAAATAAAGAAACTCTTGAGGCAGCTCTTGTGATGGCAAATAAACCAACGTAAAAGTATTAGGTGGGCGGTACAATCTTAACAGTCTTTGCCACGGGGTAGGTTTGTTTTGGTTCGTGCTACCAAATGTGCCAACATTATCGCAGCCGCCCACACCATTACTTTAGTTTAGGTCTTGCTCTTGGTCGCATACTTCCTGACGGTAGATCCGTTTCAATGCATTGCGCCATGCTATTGCGAGAAAACTCATGGTATATAATAGGATATATAGCATCGATCGCCCTGGAACATAAATCCCGATTGGGAAAATATATAAATGACTTAGCTTTGTATTCTTCTACGCCGCTTGTCACAACATATGTAAGCACCAGAGCAAACCAATAGGTCATTGCATTTCACGAGCCTGGGCATACAGATAAACCCTATTCTTCTTATTGCCGCCAGGCGGAATGACAGTGGTTCGATCTACTTTGCCTTCCCGAAACAAATTGTGCATGAAGAGAGCCGTTGACCTAACATCAAAGCCGGTAATTTCTGAAATCTGTGACGTTGTTCTTGGCATTTTTTGTAAGCTGTTCAATATTCTGCCACGCCGATCTAGCGATTCTCGCTTTGCAAAGTTAGCGTGTTGCCAGCCCTTAACTCGAGGAACAGGAAACCCTGGGCGCTTCTTGCGCCTGATAAGATCATGTTCAAAGCAGATCCATTTGTACCAATATTTAACTTCAGCCTTTTCATAAACAGATTTTGCCTGAGATAATAACAGCTTTAGCTTTTTATCAATTGCCGCTCTACTATTTGGAGTAATGCATTCAGCTCTTCTAAGTTCTGTTTCAGATTTGGCCTCTGGCTCTGATCCGATTGATCGATCATTATCTTTAATAGTCGCGACATTCTTTGGATCGCTGCCACCCCGTTCTCGTTCAATTCTTTCTTCTCTACGTTTTTCATTAATCCTTCTCCTTTCACAAATAAATTTAAGCACATATTTTTTAGAATATTTAAGAACTGTCTGATATGGTATATCTAAAGTTTGAGATGCTTGGCGTTTACTAAGGCCCTGCTCTGCGGCCCTCACCAATGCAATTAATATTTCTGGTTTCATTTCGTTTTTCTCCCCTGGCGTTTGTACAGCCAGTCAATGCCGTTTCTTTTTACAAACGTGTTTAGATTATTAAGAGTTGTATCTAATATTCTTGCGGATTCCGTTTGCGTAAACCTGGATTGAGCCAAGCTTTCGACCAGCTCAATCCTTTCTTTTTTGTGACGTATTGTCATATCTGCCCAGGTTTCCATCATTCAGATCCGTTTTGTGCGCCCAGGCTACGCAAGCTTTTAAGGTAAGCCTTTTCGATCTGATCCCCGAAAGCTTCTCCGACTGCTGTAATTGTGTCAGAATTGTGTTCTTTCAACTCTTTCAGCAATGTCATCCTCCTGCGTGGCTCAACCGCGTTGCCATCTTTATCGTGCGTTGTGGTTGAATAAATACCGAACATCTTAATCAGGCTTTGAGAAAACTCCTGGTGTTCTAGCTTCTTCAGCTCCTTGCCGGTGTGGCTTAGTAGTGGAACCGTGGTGGCATCTGGGGCTGGAGCGGCTGCTGGCGCGGCTGCTTGCTGTGCCTGGGCTTTTGCCTTGCGTGGTACAGCATCGATCTCGTTGAGGCTGGCATATGTGCCGCCATGTAGCCCTATAGACGCCAGAGCGCGCCCTATGGCGCTGGTTTCGCAATTCTCTAACGCTGAAGTCTTATTTACGTTTGAGCTTCCACGGATCTCCTCTGCCATTCCTGACCCTACGATCATACCCGCTGCGTTTATAACTGTTGCTTTGATAACCACGCGCTTGCCATCATCCAGCAAGATCTCTGTGTTGATCCCGTGATTTAGTGAAAATGCTTTGCGGAATGCTTCAACGCGCACGAATACTTCTGTATATTTCTTGCCGCCTCGCTGCGTGACACCGTGTGAACTGTTAAGATCGTTCACTTCGGCCATTGCTGTTTTTAAATCGCTCATTTTATCCTCACTGTGATTGATGGTTGGCCCATTTGAAATTGGCATCCTGGAACGCTTTCGCCCTGATCCATTTGTTTTTTAATTGCTGCCAGGTCGGGCTTGATTGTAACTTTTGTTAGCTGCGAAGGAATTTCCGCCTCATCAAATATCTTAACGCCCCATCTGGCTTTGGTTCTGCTAATTGTGGCTATCGGGTGCTTGATCTTTGTTTCTCCCATAGCGTCTAAAAGATGTCCAATTGTTATTGAAATTGCATTTTGCCTGGCGGATAACCGCTTTGCTCTGGCTGAATAAGTTGCAGCGAGATCCCTCATCGCAATTTCGTGGGCAGCCGCTTCAGTGCGCTCCTCAACTAGCTTGCCCATAATCTCCATAGCATCTGTTTCGCCATCCAGTGTGTCGAGAAAAGTATCCTGGTCATCGCCGGTTATCATTCGGATTTGATCCGACATAGCTGAAATTTCTTCAAATTTAATGTACATAAGTTTTCCCCTTTCTTGTTATTTTCCAAACGATTTCATTATTTCCAAATGAATTATTAAATCTCCCCTCTGTTTCTTCAATCATTTCCATTTCTAACAGTTCCGAAAGGCGTGGGCGTATGCTAAACAGAGATAGCTTGGTCGCACGGGCTATCTGCTCCCCTGACGCGCTGCCTCCCAGCGTGTATAGCCCTTGCAGGGTTTCGAGGCGTCTGCCTACGACCGACCGAGCCACCTTATGCGCCGCCGCCTGTGACGTTTCTCCTGTCGCAAGTCGGTGGTGCATCTTTTTTATTATTACTTGCAAAAGTTGATTAGTCATTGATGCTCTCCTTTTTAAAAACTAAAACTGTTTCTCGACCAGTGCTGTTGCAAAAAAAACAATCGATTGCCTCAGTCATTTGGGTTCTATAATTAAGATCCCTTAAATATCCGTTTCCGTTACAATTTCTGCAAATTGCGTTTTCATCTACAATGAGTTTTTCTTTGTTTATTTCCATTTTAAAAACACCAGACGAAAGAAAATGTTAAAAATACAATAACCCCGCCCACAATCAGACCGCATACAAAACCAATCAGCGCTGCAAAATCTGTTAAATTCATTGTGTTTCTCTTGCTGTAATTGGAAGTTTGGCCGTGGCCCCTTCTTGATCTGCACTATCTAAGTCCACTCCCAAGCAAATTAAATTAAACATTTCTTGGCGGCCTAAGTCGTTTGCGGTTGCCATAATTTGGATAAAATTGTCTTGGTTGCTGTTTTCTGCCCAATGTTTGGCTAGATTAATTAGGCTTCCTTTTATGTCTGTCATTGTCCACGGTTCCAAAAATGCCATTACAAAGCTCCTCCAAAAAATAAAATTACATAGAGAGTAAAGAAAATAAGTATTACCCCCAAACCGTCCTTGATCCATTCTTTCATTGAACTTTTCCCGCTAGTTTTTTGAATGTGCTGCAAGCGCGGTCTATGCCGTGTGTGCTGGCTGCGTCTGTAAATTGTTTGCGCGTTACGTTGCGCCCGTTGTTGTCTTTCAACTGCACCACATAATTGCGTTGTGTTTCGTTCTCTGCAATCACAAGATATCCTGCGTGGTAGTCAACTTCATGTGTGGATGTTTGCCAAAGAGTTTGCATTATGCCGCCGCCTCTTTGCGTTTTGCTGTGAAACAATACATTGGATCAGAGTTTACAAAAACCATGCCTTCCGAAATGTGGCCTCCTATGTAATAACCATCCCAATTCAGTTTTTCTGCAAGAGCCATAGCCGCGTCCGTGTGGTTTGCTTCAGCGCTCATTGAATAATCACAATCTAAAGTTACAGAGGTATAACTTCCGGTGTGTGTCGCTTTGTAACGTGAGCCACGGTGATTAGTTGGGCCTAGGTACTTTGTGATAATTGTTTGCATTGTGTTTCTCCTGTTGCGTTGTTGTTGAAATTACTTTAAACCGATATCACAATAGATAGCAATACAATTATTAACAAAATGTGGATTTATTTTACAAGTTACTGAAAACAAAGGAAAAGAAAATGAAATATCAATCGAAGGGATCAACTAAAAAAGCTCTCATCGTGCGGTTGCCGGTTGATTTAAAGACTCGACTTGATATCGAAAGCAACTTGCAGGGGATATCACAAAGCCGCCTGGCAACCGAGCTGATATCGAATGGACTAGATCAAACTGTGGTTCATCTAGCGACTGAAGCGCATGATGCCAGGGAAGCCGCCTGGTCAGAAGGTCAGGTAGATCTTGAAAACTGGCTGAATCGGATATGACCAAAACTTATATTTGGCTGCCAGGTCAACCGATCGGGAAGGGCCGCCCCAGATTTACCAGGATGGGTAGGGTCTACACGCCAGAGAAGACGCGCAAGTTTGAACATCGCCTGGCTGCGACTGCATCCAATTACATGCTGCTGCACCAGCTAGAGCCAACATCAAAACCCTGCGTGGTAGTTATCAGAGCGCAATTCGAGATACCGAAGAGCTGGACGAAAGCAAAGAAAGCCCAGGCAGATGCAAACGAGATCTATCCAGGTAAGCCAGATATCGACAACATTGCCAAGATTGTCTTGGATTCATTCAATGGCGTGGTGTTCGAGGATGACGCCCAGGTCTACGATCTGCGAGTGATAAAGACTTATGGAGATCCGTGCCTGGTTACTGAAGTTACTTGGTAATAAAAAAGACCCCTGCAAGCAGGAAATCTTGCAAGGGCCTATCGTGTGGGATACACTGAAAATGCGACTAACCAATGTGGGGCTAAGTTAATCCAACCTCACCCAAAAGAAAAGGGTAAAAGCGATGTCATTTAAAGCAACAAACTGGGCATTGACTGTCAAGGGCCTCAAGCCAGCTACTAAAATTGTGCTGATCTACCTATCAGATCGATTTAATCCAGATTTCGGATGTTTCCCCAGCATAGCCAAGCTTGCAGAGGATTGCGAGATGAGCGACAAGTCGGTCCACACGCACTTGGACAAATTAGAAGCCGCCGGTTTGATAACCAAGACAGCAAGAACCAAGGGAAACGGCATCAAAACTAGCAATAGTTACAAGCTGCATATGTCAGTAAATCCCGATATGAAAGATTTACAGAACGGATATGTAAAATTTACA